CATAGCGTTATATAGCGGATATTGCATATACAAGTTGGCGCCTGTGCTAAGACCGCTAGTCAACGCGTTAGCCATGCCGGTGTAGCCTGACGCGCGAGCGGCGCCGGCGCCCATTTGCGCCCCCGCAACGCCCCGTCCAGTTTCGCCCGCCGCACCGGTCAACACATTGGTGCTGGTTTGGCCCGCGCCCATGAGGCTTTGCAGAGGATTAAGTTGATTGGCGCGGTTTACCTGGTAGCGGTTGAACGCGTTCTGATACTCTTGCGAAGCCAAGTCCTGCCCAAACCGTTGGACGCCCTTGAGCGTAGAGCCGGATAGCAGACCGCCGCGGGCGGCTGCTGACCGTTCAAGAGCCTTCATGCCCTCGCTCATGCGAAACCCGTAGCCGGGGTCGGCGGTATAGTCGGCCATGCTGAAGTCGCGGGCGTATTTACCATAATCGGGCGCAGTTTTATCTTCGCTTAGCGCCAAATAATCCAACAACCTGTTTTGCGCGGTCAGGCCGGCTTGGCGAAACGGTTCTTGCAGTTCAACTTGCCGCTCGAACATCGCCGTTTGCGTGTCGGCGGCGCGGTTAGCTGCGGACTTTTGCGCTTTGGCCGCTTGGCTGGCGCCGTAAAGACCTACCCCCGCGCTAAGAGCGGCGGCGCCAAGAATTGCCGTTGAAGTTGCTACAGCCATGACCCGGCCCCTTTTGCAAACGTGCGCTCCAAAGGTTTATACCCGGCGCGCGCGTAAAACTTACTGGTTTTTTCCACCCTATCGTCGTCCAACGCAATCATAAAGATCGCGGCGGCGCCATTTTCTTTGGCCCAATCTTCCAGCGTCTTGTACAGCGCCTGCCCTGCGCCGCTGCCCCGCGCGTCAGGGGTCAGCCACCACCACAACTCTTGCACGATAATGTGTTGCGGGCCGAAGTACAGCGGGTACCGCAGCGCCCCGCAGATGCCGACAATAGCGCCGTCTTTGACTGCCATCCACATGCCTACATCGGGGTTGTCGATGGCGCGGACCAAAAAGTCCGCCACGTTGTCAGGTGTTATTTCTACAAGTTTGCTGATCGGCGCCGCCGCAATAAACTCAACGGCCAGTTCGGTGTACCGGCCTAGGTCGGCGTATTCAGGGCGGCGGATTGTTATGGTCACTGCGTCACCTGGCGCCCGCTAGCGCGAATGTTGATCGCCGAAGCCGTGCCGGCAATCGTGGAAATGAACCCGCTTGGGGCCAGTATCTGGCCCACAATCTCAGGGAAGGTGTAGGTTTCGCCGGCCTGCAACGTCTTGGTCTTGACAATCAGGTTGTCGTTTCCGGCGGACCCGGCGGCCGTGACCAGATTGACGCTGAGCGTCGCGGCGGCGGCGCTGTAATTGGTCGCTGTAAACTTGTCGATGATCGTCGTCACGCCGGTCGAGGTGTACTGCGTCGTCTGCGTGGCTTCGGCGGTCTTGGCCGGGATCAGAACGGTTACGGTAACGGCCATGTTACACCCCTTGGTTCGACGGCACGGATGCCAAAGATATTGTTACAATAGCAGATGGCGTGGCGGGGCGGACAGGCCCGGTTTTCGCGCCGATATATTGGACTGTAGTAGCCGAGTTAGTGGTCGCCCACATCAACTCAACATAGTCGTTTGGCGCTAATTCCACAAACAGATTTAGCGCCCCAATCAGGTGCCCGTCTATGCCGCCATGACGGTTGGGCACCGAGAATTGGCTGTTGGTGTCGGCCACGTTCGTGCCGTTCTTCCTCATCCACACGTCCGTGTCGTGGATGCTGGCGTCGGTGTTGACAAACTGGATGCTGAATTGGACGTTGTAAGTGCCCGCCTCATGCACGAAGATCTTAGATTTGCACGTCCCGGTAATGGTCGTGGACGCCACGGTCTGCGACGCGCTGACGACGTACGTTCCCGTGCTGCCGTCCGTGCCGGTGGTCTGCGACACGATGTAGGTGCCAGCCGTAACGCCCGTGCCGGTGATGACCATGCCGGGGTAGATAGGACCGGCGCTAATTGCAGTCACGGTCATGGTGGTGCTGGCGGGGCCGATGGACGCAGTGAACGTCGCCGTGCGGTCCTGCAACTCGACATTCCGCTCTATCTGGATTGTGTCGTAGACCAGCGGATATGCCGTTGTGGTAGAGCCGTCTGGTTGGTTGGCTGTGCTATAAAACGCCCCAAAGACAGGGTTAGGCGCCTGCGGCGTAAGCGGCGGCGCAAGAGAAAGCCCTTGCACCTGGCTTTGCAACACGGCGATCTGCGACTCTTGTGCCGACCCGTCAGGCGCCGCCAACAGCCCCGCGACAGTGCGAGAGGCGGCAAACTGTTCGTCCGTGGCGCTAGGCGGCCCGACCTGAAGGTCTTGCAGCGAAGTCGCGTTGTTGCCGCCGCCGGTTAGATTGAACAGGTTAAAGAAAAACCGATACCACTCCCGCGACAACAACCCGGTGCGGTCGTCGATAAACGGGACGCGCGGTGCCGGGATGTTGGTGATGTTAGGTGGGCTAGGCATTGGTCGGGCTGGCGCGCAATTCAGCGCCCATAATGGCAATTTTCACCGCGTCGGTGCCAGACACCTCGTACACGCGGTCGCGGATTTTAAGCGTCATTCCCAGCCGGCGCCAAAAAGCGCGTTTGCCGTAATTGCCTATAAGGCCAATAGAGGTCCAATGTTCGTTAGACCAAGTATGACCGCCGTCGTCAGACCAACGCAACATAACTTGAGGATTATAACCGGGGGCCGCCGGGTAACTGGTTGTGGACAAGTACATTGGCGGCACAAACGGAATGGGATAATCGGGCACGTCGGCTATAAACTCAAACCCGTCTCCGGCTTCAGTCGTCAACTCTTCGTTGCTTTCAGTAGTAATGTCATTTTGCACATATTCAGCTATCAATATATCGCCGTCTTCAGCCGTTAAATCTTCAGCACTATACGCGGGGTATTGTTCAAGCCCCACACCCGTTTCGCAATCCAATTGCAAACTGTGGTGTGTCGTGCGGAGTAGCGTATTTTGTCTTTGCGGCAGCGCCCGCCATGACCGCAACCACCGTTGAATGGCGCCGTTATCGGCGTACACATCAAGATCAAAAGCGTAGATGTTGCCGTTTTCAAAATCACCAACAACGATTTCATCGTTAAACGCCATCTGGCAATTACTACGATGACGCGTGAACTCGCCGTTGACCCAGCCTGCGCGCTCGTGCCACGCTTGCGTGGCAAGGTCGTAAACCCACGTCGTATTAGCTTGTGGGAAGATCAGCACATAGAACGAATGGCCGTCCTGCTGGTAGGTGTAGCCAATGGCGTCAGATAAATTGCCGTACTGTTGGATGTGCCATTCAACCGCGTGGGTCGAAATGCGCTGCCCAATGTAACCGTTGGCGCGGTACACCATTCCCCGCCCGCGGGCGTCGGCGCCCAACCAAAACACGGTGTTGTCCATCTTGGCGACCGAATAGGGCGCCGTGCAGCCGAGTTCGTTGGACGCGCCCTGGATACGCTGAAGGGGAAAATCCGCGGTGCCGGCGTCGTACCAAACTTCGGTGGAATTGGTGCCGAATAGCCAAATTTCGCGGTTGCTGACTGTAAGAGATACAAGTCCGTCGGGCGAACCTTCGGCGCTGGCAAAGTCCAGCGGGTCAATAGCGGAACCGTCAAGCAGGCTCGTCACCCATACTTTTTGACTGTTGGGCTCGTTGAATACGAAATACCCATCAATATATCCAACAGTGACCGCGCCGGGAAAATCAGGGTCTGTGATCTGCGCGAACATATTGGTGCTGGCGTTGTAAATGTAACTTGGACCGTTGGCTGCCACAAACAATTGCGTACCGTTATCCGACATGGATACAGGGCCGGTGTTTGCTATCGTGCCCAGCGCCGTCGCAGTCCACGCAGTCGTGATCTTGTAGAGGGTATTGCCTGACACGGCGTACCCAAACCCGCCAAACTGCCACAGCCCGCGGATCGGACCTGTGCCTAGCGTGGCGAGAAGGCGCAAGCCTGGCGCCCGCTGAAGAAACGCCGGCTCCTTGCCGCCTTCCGGTACAAGTTCTGGAAAGAGGTTGACCATGCGGCTGTCCGCAGCGTTGACGCTGCGGGCTACATAGGTGGACCCAAGGATCGGCGTTTTCATAAATTACGCCAGCACGGCGCCGCGAAGCGACACGGCCCACCAATCAGTGCCAAGGAATTGAAGAACACAAGCGTCGCCGATAGCGTTAAACGTAATGGTTGTGCCCGCGCCGAGGTTGGTAGGCGTCAGAATGCCGGTGTCGCCGCCTGCGGCTTCGGCGACGTACACAATTACCTTAATCTGGCCTTCCACGCCGTCCGCCAACGTCAAAGCGTTGCCTGTGGCAGTAGAAGTAAATTTGGTGGTCAATTGCGTGATATTGACTGCGCCGGCGCCGGACAAGGATTGCGCGCCGCCGACGATAGGGCCGCTAAAGGTTTGCGTTCCGGTAAACGTCTGCGCCGCGTCGGTGCGCGCTATTGACGCGCTGGTAGACGGAAACGTCATGGTGGTAGAGTCGGTGCCCGCAAGCGTAATACTGTGATTAACAGTAAAAGTTTTGGTATCCGCTATCGTTAAAGTAGCTGCCGTTGCCGGGGTGGTAAACGCTACCCGATTTATAGTTGTAGCGGTTGCAGCGCCAAGAACCGGCGTTACCAAAGTAGGGCTGGTGGCTAATACGACATTGCCTGTGCCAGTGGCCGTTGTGGCCCCAGTGCCGCCGCGGGCTACCGAAAGCGTTCCTGTAGTGCCTGCAATAATCGGAATGCCGGTGGCGTTGGCAAACAGATTTGTGAACGTGATCTTTTTGGTAATGCTGCTTTGCACCAACGGATAAACATCGGTCCCGGAAGTTGTGGTGGCTTCAGGAAGCTGTGATATGGCTACGGTGGTCATGATGTCACCTCAATAATTGCCGGCGAAGATGTTAAACCGCTGGCGGGTGCCAACGATGCTGTATGGGAGCGCCATGATGTCGTCAGGGTTGTTAATGCGCTTTAGGTCGCGTTTAGAGGTCATGGCAATACGCTGGACCTGCGGAGAGGGTTCAACACCAAACTCAGGCGCGATTTCGCAAGCCAAGTTATAGCGGAAACACCTTAAATATCCGGGCGGAAACGCCAGCGTTGTAGCCAGATTAGCGGGTTGCGTCAGTGGTTGGACCGACACAATGTGAAACTCTAGCACTTTGGTTGGCACTGGGTAGACGTACATCTCGATGTTAGGGTACGTCATGTTGACCCACAGCACTTGCGGGTATGTGCTGGTTACGGTCTTGACTGCGATACCGTTGTATTGCTGTTGGTTGATTAGCTTGAGACCGTAGGAAATGCCCGACGCGGGGTCGCGGAAATAAGTGCTGTCTTCCACAAGAATGGGCCGGTCACCAACAATATCGCCGGTCGGCCCAAACGTGCGTGAAATAGCGCCTGGGGGCCAAGTTTCTACTTGGTCTTGCGTGGAAAACACGGACAGCCGTTCCGTGTTCCAACTGTCGATCATTTGGTTAAGGGCGTTAAGGGCGTCTTGCGAAGTTTCGGAAGAAGGCGTTTCGCCTTCGGCCAATACGCCTAAAAGCCGGAGCGCCCCATTTATCTGATCACCCGCCGTTGCCATCGCTGTCGTCCTCTTTGGTTACGCGGGGGCGGCGCCGTCGGACGGCCAGCCCATTGACAGGTTCATCGTCCGGCGCAGGCGCCGGCGCGGCGGGATTATAGCGCATCCATCCGCATTCTTCATCATAAATTGCTTCGGCGTCCATAGTGGCCACCTTAGTGCCGTGCTGGGGATGCGTCAGATAGATAACAGCCATGGTTCACCTAAAAAGGGG